GGATGCTACTTTTTTAACGTTCCGAGAGACTTGCCGTTCTTAACTTTCACACTTTGAAAACTTGGGGAAACTTGGACCCCTTAAAATCCCAGTAATAACATCGTGGGCCTTCCATGTAACACGTTTTTTGGTGGTCCGACCTTGATTTTAGCTAGCTGTGCAACCCAAGCAAAGCGATGCAGCATACACAAGCAACGAAAAACAACAAACACTCGCGCGCAAAGTCCACACACGAAGCAGTCCCTCAAGCCACCACTTCAACCATAACTCCCTGCCTCCGCATCCACGCAACCGCGTGCAAGAGCGCATCGGCGAGGTCATCCTTTTTCTTACAAGCGTTGAATTCCGCAAACCACTTGGAGTCCGCGCTCTCTGCAAAGTACGCGCGCGTGAGCACGATGGCAGCTGTCTTATTGAACTTGTAGCCCGTGCCTTGTGCACCAGTTGTAGCGTGCGTGTGGCCCACCAGCTTTTGCGACGGGCTGACCAGATGGACGCTCAGCACGCTCTCTCCCCAATGCCGCCGCAAGGCAAAGTACGTCTGAATCCACACCTGAATCGTCTTCATGCCGCCATTTATGCGCGATGGCTGGTTCTCTATTAGCACGATAAGGTTGCGCTTATCCAGCTCTTCAACTAGCTCGTCCAAATGTTCGAACAGAGCCTCCATGAGCACGTCTTGCGCGGGCTTGGTTTTGCGCGCCTCGTCCATCAAAGGCATGCGCCGCCATGCGTAAATCGCGCCCGTGCCATCGATAGCACAAGCCGCGAGATTCTTGAGGCCGATGTCAAATGCTACGTAGACGGGGCCCTGTGCGGCCGGTGCGACCGCGGAGTTGCCTGCGTCTTTGGCGTGTACCGCTTCCATATCAGTTGCTGGAGCTGTGTTACAACACTCGATGGGAAGTCCTTAATATTGTTCTTAATAATTAACTTGCGCAACAACATCCAAAATGTGTCGTGTTGAAACGGCTTGTTATACTCCATTATCGTCGCACACTTGGCCGCGAGCCACTTGTAGCCGTGCACCATGCGCTCCATCATCGGCGCATTCGGCGTCACCGGGCACACCAAGCCTTCGTTCACCATGTTGCTCATCATTCCCATGACGTGTTGGCGGACAGTCGGATGCTCCCATGCATTGTCCGGAAGAGTGTCTAGCAAGTTTTCGAACACCATGTATGAGTAATCTGGGCACAATAGCAACCGGTCCGTGTGGTCGACATACACCGCATTGTTGTCTATCATGACCGTGCGGCGATGCATCATCAAGTCTTTTTCTTTTGTGGTGAGCACGTGGTGTTTCCCCACTACGCGCGTAATGCGCGGCCAGATGCGCTTAAGCGACTTCCGGTACGTGCCCTGCGGGTCTACCAGGCAATCGTCACGGCAAAAGAGAGGGCGGTCAAACTGAATGCCGTGAGCCTTCTCTATCCACGCTATCTCTTGCACCGCCCACTTGCGCTCGCTCGCCGTGTAAATGAAGAAATAGCAGTTACCATCCGTGATTTGCTTTACAGCGCGCATGAAGTCTTTTACGAACGGCCGCACGAGACCGTGCCCTGGCTTGAAGGCCTCTGGCAAATTCGTTGGCGTCCGATAGCCGTGCTTCTTGAGGAGTTGCTGGAGCGAGTATCGTTGCGACTGAAAGTCCACGCGCCCGATGAGCGTCCCGTCGATGTCAATCACAAAAATGACCGGTATACGGTCCATCGACGTCTTACTTCTCGTCCCATCATCCATTCCACTCTTACACGTTCAACAGAATTTCATCTGGCTGCGCAACCCCCTTCTGCGTCACATCCACATAGCCGCACTCAATGTCCATCTTGATAATCACACCGACGTCCGACTGTCCGCGCACTAGGTTGCCGCGCGCCTCGGTGAACGGAATGAACGCCTCGCGCCCAAACTCGAGCAGGCGCACGAGAAACCCAGTGCTCGCCCGCTCGACCACCTGAAACGAAACAAGCTGACCAATATGAGGAAATCGCATTTTGCGTTATGGCAAACCAAATATAAAGACAGCAGTCCGTTTTTGCAGCATGACGCGATTGGGCTTGCACCCACTTTTTCGCGCTCAAGAGTAATGGAGGACGCGTTTTACAAATTGTCAAGAGCAGTGCGCAGCATAAACCTGGGCTTTCAAAATGCCGACGAACTACCTGACTTGCTTCAATCATTCGAAGCCAAGTTGCGAACATCGACTTCGCAACCGCACACACACATGTTTGCAACCGTACATTATGAAGAGCTTAGACGAATTCGATGGTAAAATATATCGTAAAACACCACAATTCACTTATTTCAAATTACAACAGTTTGCCGCAAAGATGCCGTGGACGCGCGTGCGTATCTAAGCGCGGTTCTTTTTTCAATCATCAAATCAAAATGGATGAGAACGACCCTTTTCCTTGGTACTATGGGCGCACGGTAGGTGAATGGTACGGCTGTAATAAGCGCTTACTACAAGCCGTGCTAAGAGGCAAGGAGGACCAACGTTGGGCGGGGTTTATAGAAATTGCACTGAGTGGACGCATTCCCGAGCAGTACACAGACTATATCCGTCCATTTATCGGAACGAAAGAGCAAAAATTAGTATTAATGGAGTTGCTTGTTACTATAGGCAGAGGCTAAGGCTAAGGCTAAGGCTAAGCGCTGCACATCAGACACCCCTCGGGATTGTCACGGCGGCATGCGGCGGCCTCGTCTTCTTCAGCGCTGGCAGCATCTTTTACGGGAGCGGGGGCCATGCGGTTTGCGTTCCCGACGCTCGGGTCCAGCGAAAAGCTGGCAACCTTGGCCCGCGGCTTCGAGCGCAGGTAGTAGCAGCCCGTCTTGAGGCCGCTCTTCCATCCGTAAAAGTGCATGTTTGTCATCTTACTGATGTCCGAGTCGGGCGAGTACAGATTCATGCTCTGCGTTTGGCACACGAACGGTTGGCGCGCGGCAGCCTGGTCGATGGTGGCACGTTGCTTGATTTCCCACACAGTCTTGTAAAGGGCCTTGATGTCGTCCGGGATGCTCGCGATGCCTTGAATGCTGCCGTCGGCCATGATAATCTGGTCCTTGAGCGCGCGATTCCACAGCCCGAGGCCGACGAGGTCCTTCACCAAAAACCTGTTAATGACCACAAACTCACCCGCAAGCGTGCGGCGCTGGAAGATGTTGCTCGTTATCGCCTCGAAGCTCTCCGTCGAACCCATGACTTGGCTCGTGCTCGCAGTCGGCATGAGCGCAATGAGCAGCGAATGACGTAGCCCGTGTTTCATAATCGCGTCTTTCAGCGCCGCCCAGTCATAACGATTGGGAGTGGGGGCCACGTTGTGCATGTCGTACTGCAAGATGCCGGATGCAGTCGGGGACGTGCCGAAAGTGCTGTAGGCACCGCGCCATTGCGGGTACGTGTCGCCATGTTCGCGCTCGCCATCAGTGACGCTAAAGTCTTTCTCTAGCGCGCGCATCTCGGCCGCGATGTCCTCACGCAGAATGCCGCCAATTGTCTCGGTTTCGCGCAAGTACGACAGGCGCGTAATAGCCTCGCCGCGCTCTTTCGCAATCTCGTTGCTAGCCTCGAGCGCGGCATGGTACATCGTCTCGGAAATCAGGCGATTCACCTCGAGTGCCTCTGCGCTCTCAAACGGCAGGCGCAGCTGAATGAAGACGTCAGCGAGCCCCTGAATCCCAATGCCAATCGGGCGGTGGCGCATGTTGGAGCGCCGAGTCTCGGGCACCGGGTAGTGATTACGGTCAATGACACGGTCCATCGAGCGCGTGGCAAACTTCACGACATCGTGTAGCTTCTCGTAGTCATAAGCAACCTCGGCAGTATCTTTGTTTTTGATGAACGAGGGTAGCACGATGGATGCGAGGTTGCAAACGCCGTACTCGTTCTCGTCAGAGTAAATTAGGATCTCCGAGCACAAATTTGAGCTCTTAATCACACCCAGGTTCTTCTGGTTGCTCTTCTGGCACGCGTCCTTGTACAAAATGTACGGCGTACCCGTCTCGATTTGGCTCTTCAGGATTTCGCTCCACAGCTCTTGCGCCTTGACCGTCTTGCGCGCGCGACCGTCCCTCTCGTACTTCTCGTAGAGCTCTTTGAACGCAGGGCCGTAGACGTCCGAGAGACCGGGGCACTCGTCGGGGCACATCAGAGACCACGTGCCGTTTGCCTGGACGCGCTCCATGAACAAGTCGGGCACCCAGAGCGCGAGGAACAGGTCCCGGCAGCGGTCTTCCTCGCTGCCCGTGTTGCGCCTCAGTGACACAAAGTCAAAGACGTCCGCGTGCCACGGCTCCAAGTACATTGCAGCGCTACCAAGGCGACGGCCCGCTTGGTTTGCGTGACGCATTGTGGCGTTGTACACGCGGAGCATGGGCACGAGACCCGAGCTTTGGCCATTGGTGCCGCGGATGTAGCTGCCGCGCGCGCGAATGTGGTGAATGTGCGTGCCGATGCCGCCCGCGCCCTTGGAAATCATGGCCGAGTCCGCAATGGTCTTGTAGATGCCTTGCAGGCTATCGTGCATCCCCAGCAAAAAGCACGAGGACATCGCGGGCATCCGCGTACCCGCATTGAATAGCGTCGGCGTCGCGTGCGTGTACAGGCGTTGCGACATGAGGTCGTAGCAAATCATGGCGCTCTTGATGTCCCAACCCCAGATGCCAAGGGCCACGCGCATCCACATGTGTTGCGGGCGCTCAACGGCCTTGCCACCGGCCTTTTGCAGGTAAGAGCGCTCGAGCGTCTTGAAGCCAAAGTAGTCGAAGCCGTAGTCGCGCTCGTAATCAATGACGTCGTTGATTTTTTCCTTGTGCGCGGCAACAATCGCGTTTAGCTCATCGCTCACGAGGGGCGCGGGATGCTCGTGGATGTCTTTGTTGTTATATAGAGTCGCAATCGTCTCGCTGAACGAAGGCGACGTGTTTTTGTGGTGGTTGCTGATGATAATGCGCGCCGCTAGGGTTGCAAAGTCCGGGTGCTCCGTGCTCATCGAGAAGCACATTTGCGCGGCCAGCTCATCGAGCTCGCTCGTCTTGACGCCGTCGTAAATGCGGCTGCACACTTTTTGTGCGATTTCGTGCGGGTCCACATGCACCAGGTCGTGGCAAAAGAGCTTGATGCGTCGTAGCACCTTGTCGAACGACACGTCTTCGCTGCCACCGGTGCGCTTGATGACCCGCATCTTGCTCTTTGCCTATAATGGTGCGCGCATCTTTAAATGCAGGAACTTTCAATCTTCAACGTTTCTTTGGGGCCTGGGATACTTGATTTTAGTGTTTAACTTCTCAAATAAATCAAAAATAAAGCAGCGCCGTCCTACTCTTGCGGATGCGGGCAAATTGAGCTCCACGACAACATGTTGCACGTATTTGCCGTGCCCTTGACGAACTCGCAGCGCAACTTGTTAGGGTTGTTTGGGTTCTTGATGTCCTGCGTGTGCAAGTAGGCAGGGTAGACGTTGGCGCACGAGAACTTGGTGGCGGCCGCCCGATTTGCACCTGCGTTGAACGGATTCATGACCTTTGCAAGCGTCGGATTGCTGGCAAAAGCGGGGGGAGTAGTGGACAAAGTGGTGCCGAACACATCGCTGCGCGGTACGCACCGGTATTGCGCAAGCGGCTTGTATTGTGCGGGAATAGCGCTCAGCACGTTCGCCGGCGTCTTTTCAAGGACAAAGTAGTCGGGGCAGAGGAGCGCGTCTTGCTCCATCGTCGAGTACTTCGTGGGCGCAAAGTCCTTCACGACCACGATAAGCCAGATGATAATCAGCAACATGCCGACAACAAACGTGATGGTGAAAGGCGCGAACGATTCGGTCAGCACCTCACGCGCGCGCTGCGACAAGAAGATGGCAAAGAGAATGACGAGCGCGATGACTCCGTACACGACGTTCACTGCAATCGTGGCCTTGAAGAGTCGCCCCTTGGAGGCCTCGAACTCCTTCTTTTCCTTATCCGTGAGCTCCATATCGGCAGACGAAGCGGCCATAATATGCGCTCGTGTTTGTTCTACTGCGAGAAACTATTTACACCTGGGGCATTTTACACCCGAGGGGTCAACTCGAGCGTTCGCGTGCCCTTCATGGATGCGATGGGCGCGCGCGGTAGCGGAATCGGGAGCTGGCTGATGTCTTTCTTGTATTGCTCGTGTTGCAAGAGATTGCTCAGCACTTCTTTGACGCACCACTCGATGACGCGGGCATTGAGCTCGCGCACTTGGCCGACAATGTCCGTGGGCATGTGGCGCGCGTACTGGTAGTAGATGGAGCGCATCACGACCATGAGCTCGCGCTCGCTCTGGCGCCCAATCACAAAACGCTGGTTGCTCTCCACGTAGACGCGGTACCGAATGCCATCTTGGACGGCGTCCATGTTCATTTTACTGAAAAAGAGCTCGTTGAGTGGCGTCGACGTGTGCACGCCCGCGCGCGCCGCATGACCGTAGCAATCACCCACGCCGCCCTCGCTCATTTGCGAGAAGAAGGGCATCGAGCCATTCTCGTTGGCGTTCGGCACACGGCCGTTGTTTTGCGGAATGAGCGCCGGTGCACCTGTCACGGGTGCAAAATTATGCATGAACGTCATTGCGCCCGCGCCTCTTTACAAAGCAATCAGAATAATTCTGGCCTCAGATTAGATGCCTAGCAGCCAAATGCTTTTCCACGAGACGTGCCTCACGAGCCTTGTACCCTCGCAGGTCGTGCTCGTGCACAAGATTGTTGCTAGCGCAATGTTCTCGTTCGTGTCAATGGTAAGCATTCGGTGCATGCTCAATGATACCAAGACTGTCACGGTGCAAGACGTGCACGATGCGATTGCTGCAATTACTCATACTAGCAAGCGCGCAATGAAAGGCGGTGCACTTGGAGCGCCCTATACCGGCCTCGCGGCAAACGCGTACGCATCGTCAAATGGCGACGGGAGCAATGTGACACACGCGAGCACTATCAACTTTAGCACCGGCACTGCCCGCCCCGCACATGAGATGCGCACTACAGGTGGTGGTTGCGCTGTACGGTCGCACATTGAAACCGAAGTGTGCCTGATTCTGAAAGACCAGGGCATGCGGAAAAAGAGCGATGCTCTCAACGCTATGCTCGTATTCTTGAAGGCCCGGGTCGAGGAGTTCGTCGAGCAACTCCGCGCGAAGCAACACGTGGCCAAGACTGCAGACGTGCGCCGTGCCGCAAAGCACGCATTTAAGGGCTTGCGAATTATATGAGGTGTAAGTAAGTGCCTAACAAAAATAGACGCCCGATACTTCTTCGCACCACTTCCAACAAAAACAAACATGCCGCTCATCACTATTGACGGCAACATTGGCGCTGGAAAAACGACCGTTCTCAAATTCCTACACACCAAACACGGTTGGCCCGTCGACCTCGAGCCCGTGCACCGTTGGATGCCGTACTTGCAGTCGATGTACCAGCCCGGGAGCAAGCCCGACCATCTCTCGCACACCGCATTCGAGTTCCAAGTGCGCGTGTGGCTCGACCGGTGTTGGATTCAGCCAAAGTCGGCGTCCTCTAAAATCATGCTCATGGAGCGCTCGCCCTTCTTCCAGCAAATGGTGTTCGTGAATGCCAACGTGGCAAACGGGAGCATCAAGCCTAGCGAGCACCTGACCCTCATTGAAATGTACACGAAGGCCATGGAGATGTGGATGCCGCTGCTCTATATTTATTTGCGCTCCAACCCAGACAAGTGCAAGGACCGCATCGCGAGGCGCGCGCGTCCGTCCGAGCAGTTCATTAACGCGAACTATCTTCACACGCTCCACAATTTGCACGAGACAGCATACTTAGAAGCCGCGCGCCAAGGGATGCGCATTGTTGTCATTGATGTGGAAGACAAAACTCCCGAAATGGTGACTGACGAGGTGCACAGTATCTTGCACAGCTGGTACATTGCTCCGAAGCCGCTGAACCCACATGCGAGCGTTTTCATTCCAAGGATTTGACATTCCCAAACGCCGCCGGTTGCTTATTTTTGATACTTTTGTGTGCTCACACTCGAGCGTCGTTTGATTTTTTAGCATGTGCCAACGCATCCCATGCCGCTTGACGAGTAGCTTGCTTGGCATGGTTCGGGCTGTAAGTGTGTTGTAAGTACGCTTTCTGTATCTTTGAAGCTGTCGTATCAGCCCGAAAGAGCGCAAGCATTTTGGGGTTGGTCGTCAAATCTTGCATTGAGATCGCGCACCTGTTGAGCTTTGCGCCTAGAGTCAAAAGCCATTGAACAATATCTGTTCGGTTGGTCATAACAGCTAACGCCACTAGAGGCAGATTTTGTCCCGCCCACATATCGGGGTTTCGTAACGGGTCGCGAGTAGGAAATTCTTTTCGCATAATGTCGGACAAATCCATGTAGATATTGTTCACGTTGAGCTTATAGTGCCGTATAATGGATTCAAGCCTAATTTTCAATCTGTTGTAAGCTGATTTGTTGATTGGTAAAGTAGCATAAATAAGCGACCTAAAGCACTTATTCATCCACGCTTTGTTTTCAGTCCTATGAATATCAAATTTGCTATAGAATGCAAGCAACAAGTCATTGTAGCCTTTTTCTAAGCAGGTGTCGATAAACACATGTCTACTATATGAGTTGTCAACAACTTCTATAATAATCAACGTGTCTTTGGGAAGCGCATTGAAGTAGGATGTGTAAAATGTGAGGAGTTTTTGTTTCACTTCGCGCCGTGCATTAAAGTCCGCGTGGCTGCTGGGGAGAGAAGTAGAAGGTTCACATTTCACAATTTGCTCGAGGAGGACGTCAAAATGCACAAACTCATTAAACGGTTTTCGGAACTCCGGCGCCTTGATAATAAAGGCCAAAACTTCTGCAAGGGTTGATGGTGCAAGGTCCTTGGCGTTCATCCACAGCAAATCGAAATGCCAGAACCAACCTTTGGAAATAAGGCGATTTATACGTGCCTCGTTTGTCAAGGACGCAACTACATAATTTTTGTACCATATGGTGTTGTCATCAAGTGAACCTTTGAGCTCTTGCCAAAATGGATTTTTGCCAAACATTTCATCTGGTTGGTACTCTTGAAGCGTTTCTAGAACATCCTTCATCCATATCATGCTTTCAAACCCGATTTTCTCTTTGCACAAGTTCAGATAGCAGTAGAATAGAGACCAGCGCTTACTCTTAATCCACGAATACAGAGACGCTTGCCATTTGGCGTAGGCAAACATGTAAGCGGGGCGGTCATTCATAAATGCCTTGAGTTCGGCCACAGTGACATTAGGGTTCGCGAGTATGTCCCGAAGTGCAACAACATTACGCTCAGTAGCAGTGAGTTTTTTAGGTGCACGTGTGCGTGGCGCGGATGCGGGTTGCGCAGGCCGTGCGGATGTGGAGGCGGCTGCAGCGGCTACATTTGCCGATACGTTGATTCCGCTAGCACGCGCGCGACTTCTTGTTATACGTTCAGAAGGTTCCATGCTATTTGAAATACTTCATATTATTTGTTAATGCTTAAAGCATCGCTCTTTTGTTGTCTCACACATGGGTTACTACTCTTCTTGGCACATCGTATGCCACGTGCGCCCGGAATTCGTGAGCGCGGTTGAGCACTTTATTGAGCACGAAGAGTGGCCCGAGCCCGTGCCTCCGTTCATTGCAGAATGGCGCCACTTTTTGGTTGCGGTTGAAAGGTTCAGTACTTTGATGAACTGTTACGACTACGTACCTCCAGCAGGATGCGATTCATGCTGGGGACAAATGAATGAGTTGAGGGACGGCCACATCTGGCACATGGCTGGATGCACAAAAAATTACAATAGAGAAATCGGTGTGTTTTTGACGCGCGTGCTCACCCATTTGAGTGATGACATCCAACTTTGCCGGCTCACCGATGAAAATCGCGAGGAGGCATACAAAAAACACATGCGTCTTTTCCCCAATGACACGAGCGATGTTGAGACATGGTATACTTCGTACAAGGACGCAGAACTTCGCAAGGAAAATTATCGTCACATTTGAAGCGCCTAAATTTGCTTGGATTGACGCTTGTATATCATGGCACACGTGTGCACGTCCCACATCGCATCGTGCGCCGTCCCTTCGGGCTCCGTGTCAAAGAGCTCCTTGTACAGCGCCGCCAACTTTGGCCACTTGCCCTTCTTGATTTCGACGGCCTTCCGCATCGTGCAATGCGTCTTGCGGTCATGCATGAGTGCCAACAAGTGTGCCATTTCGAGACGCATTGCCTCCGTTATAAGAATGGCCCAGTCAAACTCGAGGTTGTGGGCCACGATGGTTGCGTTCGGGTACCGCTCGAGCGTGACTTGGAACGCGTGCAACACCTCTTCGATGTCGCGCCCCTCCTTGTGCGCGCGCTCTGTAGAGATGCCGTGGATGTTTGTCACCACTGCAGGTATCTCAAAGCCATCGGGCTTGATAATCGCATTGTACGAAGACAAGTTCTCGTCACCCTCCACGACCATCCACGCGAGCTGCACCATCCTGCATTTGTCCCAATCCGCAATGCGTTTGGTGTCGCGGTGCCACGGTGGCAGGCCAGTCGTCTCAGTGTCGAGCACAATTGCTATAGCCGGCGGCGGAGCCATTACTGTTGCCAGAGTATCGTGGTTGGAGTCCATAGGGAGGAACTATGTAGTTGCTGTAGCCGAAAACGAACCGCTCTCCAGGTACCCACGGTGCTGCGTCGTGCCTTAAATAACCACATGACGTCCCTTCCTTTTTTGCGACCGATGTTGCGTGCTGCATATTAGTTGTCAGCTGTGAGCTAGCGATGACGTTGTGCGCCGAGCTAAACAGTGCCTTGCGCTCGCGGTTGTGGTTGCGAATGCGGTGCATGACGCCATCCGCGGGGAACCATGCGATTTGGCGGACCTCGCGCGCCTGATTGATATTCGCGGGGTCGACGATGCACGCCTTTGATGAATCGCCCACCATCTCAGCACAGAAATACACGTGCGAGTACAGTATGGCGTTCGTGCCGTAAAACACCTCGCTAAACTCTTTCACGTTTGTGCAGATGCGCAAGTCGTCCTTGCGAAAGCCCGTCTCCTCGCAGAACTCGCGCACGGCACAATCGATATCGTCCTCGCGCAGACGGCGGCGCCCCTTTGGGAAGCCCCACTCGGGCTCGCTGAAGTCGGTGTGCGTCTCTCGCACGTACAGAGGCAGCCCATTCTTCATGAGGGTGTCGAACTTATTGCGCGCCTCGTAAAACTCTTGCGTGTGCCGCGGTAGGAAGGCCTGGTACCATACGTGGTTCCAGAGGTCGTTAAACGACGCGTTTAGGAGCAAGCGCCGCTCGTTCTCGGTCATGTGCGATAGGAGTTGGCGGATGTACTGCACGTCGTGCATGTCATACTTCCCCCTGATGAATTCCATGAATGATAGGCTGTCCTTGCGTTGCACCATCAAGTATTCCAGCGTCTTATTCGCCGTGCGCCTGTAACAAATGATTCCGAAGCTCATAATCGGGTGCGGACAGTCTTTGTACAAGTGTCCGATGAGCCCGCAGTTTCGGCACGTGTGCATTTTGCCGAGCGGTGGAAAGCCGGGTGGTGGTCCCTTGAGGCTTGCGTGTGCTTGAGCGTGTGCAATGGCAGGTTTCATTTGTTATTCGTAGCATAAGGTAGCGTAATTCTTTAAGTGCTTATTGCAGAATGGGTATCGAGCCGCGACTGTGGGGACCTTACGTGTGGACTGCGTTGCATCTGATTTGTCAGGGTGCCCCCGCCGTACTTGATGACGAGACACGGGGCCATTACGCTGCCTTTTTTGTGCACCTCGCCCACGTGCTTCCGTGCCAGATGTGTGCCGAGCATTTGAAGAAGCACCTAGGCTCGCGGCCTCTGGGGCCTGAGATTATGACGCGCGAGCACCTAATTGCATGGTGCATCGAGCTCCACAACGACGTCACGCAAGGCATCGACTCGACCGCTCCTCGTAAAGCACTGAACGACATGGAGACGCACTGGAAGGCTGTTGCACAAGGCGCGAAATCCCCGTTCCCGGCCGTGTGCACGCACTGCGGCAAGGCGTGCTCTGCCGATAGTGCAAACGAAGCCACGCGCCGGGCCTGGGTTGTTGCGCTAGCCATCTTCTTTATCACGGTCTTGCTCGGCTCGGTAAGCGTTGCGATTTGGAAGTCGAGTCGCAAGAAAAAGTAAACTGGCAAAACTAGTGAAAAATAACGGGGATGGCGCTTTAGAACGCGGCAAAGCCACCAGTGGTGAAGCCCTCAATGTCCTCCTCCTTTTGCATACCGTTGCCCATCTTGGCGGGCGTCGGGTAATCAACGAAGCGCTCCTTGGCAGCGGCCGACACGACGTCACCGACCACCTTGGGGGCGGCCTTGGGCATCGGGGGGATGTCGTCCATTTGAGGCGGCTTGGGGGCATCCTTGGCACCGGGGCCAGATGCGAATCGCTCCTTGCGCATGGGGCCGGTGAAGCGCTCGCGTCTCGCGGCAAAGCCCTCCATTGCGTGCTCCTCACCCTCGCCCTCGCCCTCACCCTCCTCACCCTCGAAGCCCTCAACAGTGGGGACCTCCTCCTCCTCCGCGTTCTCGAAGTACTCGCGGGTGATGCTGTTGGCGGCTTGCAGGCCTTGCATCTCAGCCAGGACGCTCTTGCCGTTGGCGAAGAGCGTGAGGCACACAATCAGCAGCATCACGCAGTAAATCACGACCAGAACGGCGACAATCCACGCGTACCACGAGCACCACCAGCGTTGCTTCAGAGAGAGCGCACCGCTCTGGTTGCTGACGCCCGCGCCCTTAACGACACAGGTGATTTGGAATAGCGTCAGCAGGATAGTGGGCAGCGCCACCAGTAGCATCAGCACGACGGTCGCCACCTTTTGGCCGAACGCGATTTTGTCGGTGCCGGCGAGGATGAACACCGAGGTGATGGCGAGGGTCACTAGGACGGTGATGCCCGCGATTCTAGATTGGGGGGCGCCAATGAAGACATCAGTGATAGACATTCTAGAGGGTTCTATTACACACGACAGAAAAAAAGGAACCCCGAGCACAAGAACGAGATATAAAGAAAAGCGCGTGCGTAGCACCTCAAGCGCAACACAAGACACCAAAACAAAATGGGCATCCCATTCTATTTTTACGTAATCACCCGAGCGCATCCAGGAATTCTACAAAATCTCCCGCCAAAGGGCGCGAAGGGCTTGTATCTCGACTTCAATGGCGCGGTATATCAAGCGGTCCACAAACTTGGCGCCGCAAATTTACCGGTCAACAATGCAACTGTTATCAAAGAGACGCTGGTCTATCTCGACTGGCTCGTCGGCCTCGTGAAACCGAGTGCGGAGCTCGGGATTTGCCTGGATGGTGTGGCACCGCGGGCCAAGATGGTCCAGCAACGCAAGCGTCGCTTCATGGGCATGTTCCGCGCTCTACTTGAGAACGCGCATAAGCCGCCATCGTTTGATACGTGCGCGATTTCCCCGGGAACTGAGTTCATGAAGGAGCTCGCCACCGCGCTCCGCGACCACACGCCCACTCATGCACCGATGCACACATGGGTCTCTCCTGCCGACGAGCCGGGCGAGGGCGAGCACAAAATATTCGCGCGCTGGCAAAAGCAAGACGGTCCGCGCCTGATTTACGGCTTGGATGCGGACCTGATTATGCTCTCGCTACTCTCGCACGAGCGCGACATCTATCTTATGCGCGAGCCGCAAAGCGATGCGAATGATGCACAAAGCCCGTTCCTCTACGTCAATATCAACGCCCTGCGCGACGGCATTCTGTCGATGGTCTCGCAAAAGTACAGGTGGCCCGTGAGCCCGGCGTGCGACCCCTTCTCCGAGGAGGCGCGCGCTTGGATTGAGACGTACATCGTGCTTTGCTTTCTCCTTGGCAACGATTTCCTGCCCCCACTGCCGGCCATCACGCTCAAGAACGAGGGTCTCGATGTCATCTTGCGTGCCTACGGGCGCGTGTTGGAGGCAATGCACACGCCGCTAGTCGATTCCGTGACACACACCCTCAACTATAGCATACTCGCCCTCGTGCTCGAGGACTTGGCGACCGGCGAGGACGCGCGCTTACACGAGGCGTGCATGATGAACGCCGAGCGCAGGTGCCATGCGCGCACCCCGGAAGACCGCATCGAGTTCTATCCGAGCCTTCCCGAGAACCGCGACCCAACTGCTCTTGCAATTTGCTCTCAAAACCAGAAAAACGTGCCATGGCGGCTGACGTACTACATGGGCTTATTCGACACGCGCCGCGCCGATGTTCCGCGTGTTATGCGCGAGTCGACTCACGCGTACTTACTTGGGATGACTTGGGTTTACAAGTATTACACGCGCCTGAACAAAGATGCGGCGTGGTTCTACCCCTACGGCTACGCACCGAGCACGAAGGACCTCGCGCAAGGGCTGCAGGCGGAGCAAGTCGTGCTCGAGAAGCGTGTTAGCGCGTGGCACGACGGGCCGGGCGATGGATTTGTTGATCCGGTCGTGCAACTCCTCGCCATCTTGCCGCCCACGAGCGTCGAGCTACTCCCGCCCCATGTGCGCGCATTCATGACGACGGACGCGCCGGGATGCCGGCACTTTTACCCGCCGCAGTTTGGCGTGCACACGTTCTTAAAGAACCGACTATGGGAGTGCCACCCGAAGCTGCCCATTCTGGACGTAGACTGGATTGCGGCCCGCTTAAAGAAGTACGCAGCTGCGTAAAAATAATTATGGCTTCATGGTCTCACGTTTTGAACGCCCCTTCTTTTGTTATCAACATGAGTGAATGCACTGAGCGCATGGCTCTTACTAAAGAGCGACTGAGTAACGCGGGCTTTACGACCCTTTTGCGATGGAACGCGATAGATGCGCGCGACCAAGTGCAACTCAGCGACGCATGGCTAAAACTCGGAAATCCCGCATTTGCAACAACCGACCCCGAGTTCTTGACGTACAAAGGGAAGCAGGGGTGTTTCCTCTCGCATGTGCTTCTATGGCAGCATATAGTTGACAACGGCATTGAGGTCGTCAACGTGTTTGAAGATGACGTGTGCTTTCACAAACAGTGGCACGAACTCGCGCACAAGTATTGGGAGGCCACGCCCCGCGACTGGGACATCTTGTATATGGGCAGCCAAATTGACTACATGATGCCTTCGCACATCTTGCGCACCCCCGTGTTCTGCACGCACGCATATGTCATAACGCTCGAGGGCGCGCGCAAGTGCCTTACGGCCACCCTTGGTGACCCAAGCGGCGTGCGCACCATCGATTGTATGCTCATTGACGCGATGAAGGCCGACTTGATGGGCGTCAAGCCATCTCCGTTTAATTGGTATGCATGGAATGGGACTCTATTCGAAGACCCGGCTGCCTTGACCAAGTGGGAAAAACGCAACGCTGGCCTCGTGTTTCAAGATTACGACCTGGGGACGTATGTGCGCGACTGGTGAGTCGCCCGCATTCGCTATACATTAGAAGCTTCCTTACACGGTATAGAAATGGGATATTCCGCGCGCCAAGCGAAAATTGGCTTGAAAGGCAAGGCGATGCTCAGGGAGTCATGATGTTATGTGCCGCCGGCAATAAGCCACTGGGGAATGGCGCCGCGCATTTCGGGGTTGACGTCGGCTAGCGCCAAGAACAACTTGCATATGCTGTAAAACTGGGTTGCGAACGAGTGCTGAATCATGGTTCGCATGCTAATTGCGAGCGAGTAATAAGGGCCGTCGAAGCCATCCTCGGCAATGCTCGCATCCAATGCATCCATGGTAAATAGGTACGCAGGCACGTGGCGGTCGTGAGACATGCGCTCGTAGACGTGATAGATTGCCTGTATGGGCGCGTTCGTGAACCACTCGAGGCGCGTGTAGAAGCCAAAGCACTCGTAGGCGTGCAACACGTCAACGAACGCATCGCGCGGGTTGCGCCATACGGGAATCGGGCGCCGCGGGATTTTCGTCATCATCTTTTTGAGGCGCGAAATGGCCTCGTCCGGAATGCGCTCGCGCGTGTAAGGGTTAAGTGGCTCGTGCGAACTGATATAGTGAAAGAGCTCGGGCGCCGAAAACGCGTACATGCGGCCGTCACTCGCCTTGTAACCGAACAAATGTTCGGGCGCAATCGGTTCTAGCGTGAACGGGTCTTCTGTATTCACGTAAACGCGCACGTTCTTTTCCCTGAAGCGCTTTTGTAATACTATGAGAGCTGCAATGAACGCGGGCTTTTTGGATAAGGCCACCAATCTCTCGTAAAACGCGCAAACCACGACAGTTGGGTGAATCTTGTTCTTTTTTGCCCATTGCAATTCTCTTGCTCTCTCGCTCACTTCGCAACGATTGAAGATGTAGTTCATGGCATTGACGATGCGCTCGCGTCTCACTTCCCCTCTCGCATCAAGTGCGCGCTCAAAGTATGTGAACGCATCATCCCATACCCATTCGCGCGCTTGCTCCAACATCCGAAGCAAAACGGCTTGGTGGACCGCACCGCTTCGTCCGTGCGCGCATGCGCACATGCTGCCGCAACAACGCCCCCCTTTTTTGTACAATCGAAACGTGCATGGTTCCATGCTTTAGGTAGGGCGCACAATTAATCCTTATATGCTTCTAAGAATAGAGAACATGGAAGGCGAGCCAATTTCAAGAGCGCAACTCGAGGCAATCGTTGGAAACATGCGCGCCATCGTGAATGACACGAAGAAGAGCGTGCTCACAAGCAAGAACTGGAAGAACACACTATTTCCTAATGCCGAAACGGTGAAAGTGTACGAGGGTTACATACAAAACACAGAAGACGACCTGGCCGCGTTTGTGAAAGTGCTTGAGGACTACGAGATGGCGTTGACAAACATGGACTTGGTTGAAGATTGGCAGGCGTTCATCAAGGAGCAATGTGCTCCTGCCAGCGGCGGCGGCATTTTGAGAGCGCAAAAGCCAATCGAGGCGTATTGGAAGTACCTGTCGCCTCTCCGGGATAAGATGAAGCCGTTCCTCTCTCCCACATTGGGCTCAACCGACCTCAACGACTTTTATGCGAACAAGGTCGACGAATTGAAGAGCGAGTATGAGACGTGCGCGCGCAACTATACAAGCGCTGATACTAATGCAAGTGGCGGCGGAAAGCTTACGAGAACGGACCAGAAGCTTATGATTAAGGGGCGCGAGCGCATTGTTTACAAGCTTGACAAAAAGAAAGTAGTGAAGATGAATGGCACCATCATGGCGCTCAAAGACGCGAAGAAACTGAAGTAATAGGGTGCGCGTTTAACGGAACTCGTTCAACTTTCACGCATATGTTAGTTAGGCTATGAAGACGAGTAAGACACCTGAGCAACGTCACAGCGAAATCGATAGTGCGCTCGAGCAATTCTCGGCCCTCGGCTTGACGACCGAAATGGAGGGCGTCACAGAGTTCATGAAGATTGCAACCGATTTCCTAGAGAAGGGATACCACGCAAGCGGCAATATTGTTGTGCCGGGCACTAAGAGACGCATTATTTACAAGCTTTCAATGCAGCCGCACATCATGTCGAGTATCGTGCTAAAATACGATGAGCACGCGTAAGCGCGTAAATTGGACCAGGCCCTTGTTAGAAAAAGGACGGCCTTTAGTGAAGAGCAGTGTCAAAGAATAGCAAAGCAAAATGGAGACTCCTTACCAGCGCGGTGAACAGTGGATGAAGTGCATCGGCGACATAGCTCCGCTGGACACGCGAGAGCTCAAACGTGCGCTGACAGACTTGAGTGAGATGGCGAGCAAGTACGGCCCCGTGCACATCGAGCTAGATTACTACGACATCTTCAACTTCATCCCAGACGAGGGCGACGTCTATTCTAAGGAACTTCTGAAGGAGCAGCTAACCGCAATTCCGAAAGTGGACATCATCTCCTATCGGATGGCTGATGGCTCGTATGCTCTAGAGAGCGGCAAGACCGTAACGACTCGTTGGCGCTAAAAAATACGCACTTGGCAATCACGCGCTTACCGGGTAGAGCTAGCAACCACCGCCTGGCCCCAGTAGAAAAAAGGAAGGCCTTAGGTGGAGAAAGTCACTTAAGAACAACAGTACAATCTACTGCAACAAGAAGAGAAGCAACAATGGCCGTCTCTTGCAAGCCCAAGTCTATCGATGTTTCCGGTATCCGCTTCACGAACGTGAAGGAGCTGAAGAGCGGTGGTCGCATGGTGAACCTGAACTACAAGGGCGGCAAGCTCTATATTCAGACGCCCGCGATGCCGCTGCCCTACGGCCTGAACGACAGCAAGGACATGGACG